GATGTAAAAAGTTTTGTTACCTTTTTCGTTACCGGATTTAATGCACCACTTATCTCTCATAGTTCCGAAGTTTCCTCCGTTCTTTTCGAGTTCAACATTTAAGAAATAAGCTCCACCAGCGCTTTGGGTTACATATGCCAGTTTAACAGTGGCGTCATATAATCCAGATTCCCAGAGAAAGCTACCTCCACCAGATCCTTCAATAGAGGGTTCTACTACGTCATCAGGAAGTTTCCATTCACTCATATAATTGTCCTTTCATAAATTAGCTTAAGTTATCATTCTTATTAGCTTCAACTCTTTGTTGCGCTACGTATTCATCTAGAATTTTGGCAAATTCTTTAACACTACATCCTGGTTTTCTTTTTAAGGTTTCTGTTATTATTTCTTGTACTACGCTAATCCCCATTTCGGTAGCAACATATACCATCCTGTTGATTTGTGTCATGCGTGATTCATTCGTAGTAATCCTGTCACGAATTTCATCACGTGCACTGTCTATACGTTCATCATTGCCTGGGTGACTCATAGTTCTCCTTTAATAATAGTCTCTAAGTTTATTAATTACATTCTGTAAATTATTATCAATATAGGTTTCTTTTGTATCCCACATATCCATAGGTGATCGCATACGTTCATGGATCGTATCTTTAGTTATTCTAGTTTGAAATACGTATTTAAATCCTAAAGCCTTCTCTTCAGGGCTAACAGTAAGTAATTTAGACTTAGCAGCAGAATCGTCTAGTTTTTCTAAAGACATCTTTTTTGTAGATATAACATTAGTAAAGAAACTTTCTATACCTACGTTCTTCAAAGCGCCTTTAACCATTACTTTAGTTTCAGTAACGAGATCGGCTTCGTTTTGAACGTCTGAAGTATGAGCTAGAAATACTACGTTTTTAGTGGATTTAGCTACTATCTGAGACATTAATATTCTCATATATTGATAGTAGTCTCCCCATGCTTGCATAGTATTCGTAGCAGGTAGGATTTTAGTACTTTCAAACATGTCCATAAGATAAGTCAGACTATCTATTACTATAGTATGTACGTTTTTCATATCTGGTTTTGTGGATTCTGCTTCTTTAAATGCTTGGTATACTTGTTGAGGATCGGTAACTGTGAACTCTTTAAATTTTGCTTTAAAGGGTAATTTTTTACCATTTTCACAATTTAAATATATTACTCCCTCAGGCTTATCTAAGGCTCGTAGACTAGCGGTTTTACCCGTGGCAGATTTGCCTGATACTAATACTAAATGATCGTTTATCATTTACCCTCCTCGAGTAGTGATTCTCTTAATAATTTTAAATAGTCGTGTCCTTCTTTACTTTTTAATGCTAAACGTTTTGTTTTATTTTTAACTTCTTCTAATTGAGCATGGAATATATTAGTTCTGCTCATAATATCTTGTCCTTTAAGATTAAGCATTTGTGCTTTACGATGTATTTTTCGTTCGTGGGATAGTGCAGAGTTATCTACGCAATTTTCGATCATATGTCGATCACATCGAACATTTTTATTTCTATTTTCTCTATTCCTATCTGCTTTATCCTGCATTTCCTCGCTATTCATTCGTCTAATTCCTATAAGCTGTACAGCAGTGAATTTTATTTTGTAATGTTCAAATACATAATCTCTAGCTGCTTTTAAATATTTGTGTCTATCTCCACTTCCTCGTGTATCGCCATTTGCTAAAGCATCTAGATCTTCTCTTGGGATAGTTTCTCCTATTTTTGAATCACGTAGGAGTTCTATTAAATCTTGTGTTTCTACGGCGTGAAGTATACTTTTAGTTCTTCTTACTATTTGCATTGTTAATTTCTTTTTCGGCATAGTAATCTCCAAATTATTTTTCTTTGTCCTGTCTTAAGATTCGAATTTGGTCTTGAAGATTTTCAATTTCTAATTCAAGTCCTTTAATTTTTTCTTCTGACGAGTCATCAAATGCGTTATCCCATTTATTAGCAGCTATATCCCATAACGAAGAGAAAGCTTTTTTAGCTTGTTCTTGTTCTTTATCTGATAGCCATATAGTCATAATGTGGATCTCCTTTTCTGATATTCTTTACTTATAGATTTAACAGTACTGTTTCTAAACTGTTCCTCAGGTAAAGGAGTTTCTAATTTACTATTAAAACTTTCTAGTTTATCTACTATATCTCCTAATGCCATATCAGCATCCACTAATACCATCCCGTATCGATAGAGATGGTTAGCTCTATTACCTGTAGTTGTATGGTTTATGAACCAGCGCTCGATATTACCTACACCAGTAGCTGTAATCTTAGCCCGCATTTCATCGGACTTTTTAGTTTCTGGTATAAATAAGGTTGCGTCAAGAATACTTCCTTGGTTGTATTCATGATGGCCTGGGTGAGAGGCCCACTTCCTAGATATATCTTTAGCAGCTTCATCTACAGGAAATGGTAACCAGTCGAATACGTTTTTCATAAATCTAGAATAGTCATAAGTACTTAATTTGATTCTATGAGATAGTGGTAATATCAATCGGAATCTATTAGTTTCTTCAGTATGTCTCTTAGTAGTAGAGATTAAGAATGTATAATCTTCTAGAAGCACTTTAGCAGTGCTTATATTGATATCGCCGTCACAATCTAAGATTAGTAGATCAAATCCGGGTATTACATTCTCACTCTTACGATGCCCATTAATAAATGAATGAGCTGTGTAATGATATCCTTCAGCGGTTGTTAGTTTATGTAATAGATTAAATGGTGGATGGTCAGTTTGATAGTCATAAGCTATGTCTCTACTGATAGCTACAGTTAGTTTATTCATATCTGTTTCTATTAGAGTTTCTCCTTTAAAGAATTCTATATCATCTAAGAATCGCTTCTTGATTATGATATTATTTCTGTATCCAAAAGACATAGCTAAGCTCATTAGTTCGTTTCGTTGACTTTCTGAGCCTTTATAGAATGGGAGTTCTTCCATCAGTTCATGCTGAGTGACCTCATTATCTACATCAGCTAGATAGTGAGCTAAACGCTCGTATGGGCCTTGTTTTCTCATCAGCTTATGGAATGCTTCTCCTGAGTCCTCAACTAGGCTAATTGCGTAGTCTAGATGGTCCTTAGTAATTTCTGGGGAGTTATCTGCATATGCATAGGCGCCTGCTAGTTTTAGTGCTTTATAGTAGCGATGATTCAGCTCGGCTTTTTGGATAGTCATATGATCTTTTAGATCATCCGCTAAATCTTCACATTTCATTTGATATTCAATTAAATGAATAGAATTTTCTTCTGACATTTGAAGAATTGTATTGATAGACCTTCTAGCAAAGCTAGCAAAAGTCTGTTGTATATCGGCGACTTCGTCAGCTAGATTTTGATCAATCATTTGGGCATACCGTTCTTGTGCGGATGCATACTTAGTTCTGTGGCTTTCGGTTGTATATCCGAATAATAATCTACGGGCATAACCAGTCTCTAGGAATTCTTTAAATTCTTCTTCTGTTCTTCCTCCATCCAGAAGTTTGGTAGGTGTACCGAACATCATTAAATTAGTTGGAGTACTGCCAGGTAATTCCTCAGATCTAACACTTTCTTGAGTATTTTTGATAAGTTTCTGTTTAATTAATCCTACGTCATATAATTCTAAGAATGCATTTAAGACATCCACGTTAGAGGATAAGTTAGAACCGACTTCATCTAATTCTAGATTCATTGAGCCTGCAGCGGCTAATAATAGTTTTTCTCGCATTTGTTTAACAGCAGGAGCAGTTCCACTGTCAAAACTGAATGCTAACTCGCCTAATTTATCAAAAGCTTTCTGGAACTCTCCTAATTGAAAGTCACATTCTTCGGGTAAACTTCTAGTAGTTTGTCCTATGTTTACTTTCCATGATGCTTTCTCCTGAGCTAGGAACTGGAGATTCTTCTCAGCTTCCTTAGGGAATACGCTATTTAGAAAGTCTTTTTTAAAATGTGCTACAAATTCGCGTTCGAGAATATTGGTAGAATGTCCTTTACCTGTACCAGATACCATTAGATTTAATACATAAGTGTTAACTGGAATAATATCTCGGTCATTAGTTTGAATATTGCACCGCATCATGGATGCTACTTTAGATAAGTAGTAGGCAGTCAGTACTCTAAAAAAATGTCGGTTTTCGTTGTTAACTTTTCTAGTCAGGATATTTACTATTCTCTCAGCAAATGGATGATATTTTTTCATTCATGTTTTCCTTTCATTTGGGCAAGTGAATCTCTGCTACACATTTGAGCTATAGAGAAATAATTTCTACCATCCGCGTAATTATCATCTACATATGGGTTCCATACGGATCTGACCATTTTTAGTGCTGCCATCTTTATTGCATAGAGATGAGCTTTATTTTCCCAGGGAGATTCTTTTGCATAATCATCCAGTGCTGTACATAGTACTGCCCAAGTACGAAAACAATCTAATGGTGGTCCATATTTTTCTTCCCTATCTTGTATTATCTGGTCGTCTGTCATTTCATTGTCGTTCATTTTCCTCCTCCTGTATCTCTTTTAAAAATTGTATAGCTACGTCTATTAGTATTTGTTCAATGTCGTCACTCTCTAGTACTACTTGTATGTATTGTAATTTTTGATTACGGCTCAATGGCATCACTCACCTCCTTCACACGTTCAGAATCGTCATCATTGTAGCCCATGAGAGCGGTTTTAGCTCCACACTCACTACAAACGTAAGGGATATAACCATGTTTTACGTCAAGCTCATAGTGGTTTGTTACCTCACCACAAGGCTTACATGACCGCCACTCCATCCAATCTTTGTCATAGTCCATCACTCACCTCCTCTTCAACTAATTCTAGCTCGCTTTGCCTATATATTAATGTTTCATCATCCCATTTTACATACACTTCTTTGTGGCTAATGATCCCAGTAACTGTTCCAACACCTGATAAGTATTGAGGGTATTCGTCTTTCTCTCTTATTAATCTAACTTTGTCTCCTTCATCGAATCCACTCATTACTTCTCCTCCTCTTCTTTTATTTCTTCTGTTTTTAAAGTAACATTGTCACTGTTTGCAATTACATCCACAATGCCTAGCTTACTGGCGGTATCTAACTTAGATATCCATACAGGAGTATTAGATTGCATAGTATGATCTCTGTAGAATTCTGATTGTGAATCATCTGGAGCTACAAATGATTTTCTTAAGCAGTCTTTACATACCTCAAGGAATTGAGCTACATTTACTTCTGTTGTCTCTGGCGTGAATGCTAAATCAGTATGGTATCCATAATAGCTATGAGGTGTACCTGGGTATGTATCGTCATAGCCTTGATAAACAGAAGACAATAGAACAGGTAAGCCTGTACGTTCTTTATTTAACGCTTTAATTAAACTCCCTAAAGTCATTTGGCCTTCTGCTCTATGTTTTTTTCTTTTAGGCATAATACTTCTAGCCATGGTTCTGATTTCGTCTTTGATGTCTACTTCGTCTTTCATAGCAGTCCTCTAGTTAAAGTAGTGCCCTTGGGTGGATTTGAACCACCAACTACTGATCTAATCATCAGTTACTCTACCATTTGAGTTACAAGGGCAAAGTAACTAATTTTCTGATCGACCTAGGCCGTATTTTTGTTGTATTACTTTTCGACTTTCTTCAGGTAAGTAATTTGATTTGGGTTCTAATTTATCTGGACATCCAAATATTTTTTCAAATATTTTGTTTACTTCAGCTACATACTCTTTTTGTGATAAATCTTTAATAATTATGTCTGAAACCAAGTTTTTACATCGAGTAATTTCTGTCATAATCTCTCACCTTTTAGATTTAAAACGCACCTACGTCTGCGTAAGTGTCGGCACTAAACTCTTTCTCTGTATACAAACACTATCAAAGCTGGGACGTAGATGCGCCTTTCCTTTGTTTATATTTTTTATTTCCCGCTTTTCTCCGGGCAATTCCATAACATTGTTTTCCACAATATTTAGCATCCATACTAGCTTTTGTTGTTTTTTTATTACAGACCGAACAAGTAATTTCGTACTGTTTATTAACTTTATGTTTTCTTTTTATCCAAGGTTGAAGTCCTTTCCTTTCATATCTACCAGGTTTCTCTGTGTCATCTAATTTAAATCCATTCCATTTAATACGTTCAGATGGAGATAAACACCAATCTTCTTTATTTGTTTCGTTATAAATTTCTCTTGCTTTTTCTGCTGTAATTTCTTTTTTTAATTCGCCGTTACCATCGTAAATTTTTATCGCATTAATCATAGATCTAGTCTTCCTTCCATAAGCATACTTGCTGATTGAGAACATATAGGTTGAACTGAGCAGTACCTGCATCTTACTGCCATGGCTGGGAAATGTTTTACTATTCCTACGCCTTGTTCAGCTTGATGCATCATAGCTGCATTTTCTGGATTTTCATGTTTATCATACCCAAATACTTTAGAAGCTCTGTCAGTTTTATTTGGGTCTTTAAAATATTTATATTTTTCATTTTGTTTTCTAACCCATAGATCCTCATCAGTACATTCTGGAAGTGCTTCCTGAGGAAGTTCTAGTGAAGTTTTGATTTCAGCTAGTCTATTTTTTAACCATAGTTCAGTCTCTTCTGGAGTCCACAGA